CTATGCCCTAAAGGGTAGATATCGATTTAAAAATGTTCAAGACGCGCTCAGTCGAAGGCTGCAAGCGTTGGAGGACCCGCGCTGGGTGGAAGCCATGACTGTGCTCATCCAGGGCCAGAAGTGGTTCAGGTGGCATGACTCAGGAGACATCCAGAGCATGGAGCATCTAAAGAATATATTTCTAGTGTGCAAGCGTACAAGCGGGACCAGCCACTGGATGCCAACGCGTGAGGCCCAGTTCCTGAAGCAGCTGGACCCTGCCACAATACCGCCTAACTTAATTATTAGAATGAGCTCTCACATGATTGATCAGGGACCAGTTACATTTTGGCCGTGGACGTCAACAGTCACCAGCCAGGACAAGCGCACCTGCCCGGCCCCTGAACAGGGCAACGAATGTGGCAGCTGTAGAGCATGCTGGGACAGGTCCATACCAAACGTGTGTTACGGTAAACATTAATGATGATCTTTAGACACCCAAAATATTATGCTGAACTTAGGAAGCGAAGGCGCGAGCTTACAAGCTCTCAAGCTGGAGGCGACAAGCATCCCAACCGGAAGCCAAGGGTTCAAGCTTCAAGCCAGAGTGCACAAGCTCCAGGATCTGATGACCAGGGTACAAGCGCACAAGCCCACGATCCAGGGTGCAAGCAACAAGAATAAATGTGTTTTGTGGGTGCTTCACGTGAAAGGCTATCTGGTGAGGTGAGAAGCGTATTTTATTACCTAATGTTACCTTCAGTTCCAATGTAAAAAAGTGCTCGTTAGGAGAATAACCCAGTAGATCGGGAGTCCCCAATAAGCTACGGTTTTCAAGTCTGTTCCACGATATGTTTGTAATTTTTCTTTTAAGTTCATTATATAATTTAGCCTCTGGTTTCAGGTGGGTAACCTCTGTGCTAAACTATTCTAATAACTTTACCCATTTTAGACTTTTCTTTTTCGCAAAGGAATACTAACCTATGGGTTTCTTTACTACCAATAATTTTATTTTCAAGTAATTTCGCACCAGTGATGTCATAAAATTCTCCGTTAGGTAATAACACCTGACATCTTGAATCCATAACTACTGGAGATTTAAAAAAATTCTCTAGTGCTTTCTGTAACGCTCTTCCTAATACCATAAGTAGTTGATATATATCCCATATACCTATATATTGCAAGTATGAGTCAAGAAATTGTCGAAAAGAAGGCACAGCCATTAACAGATCTAACTGAAATGCAAAAGAGGTTTTGTGAGTATTTAATCTTCAATGAGGGTAGAACCACTCACCAGGACGCTGCATTGCATGCTGGATACAGCCCAAAAAGAGCAGCAGTAGAGGCATCTGAACTATTAAGAAATCCAAAGATTCAGAACTACATAGCCAGAAGATCAGCAGAAGTTAATAGATCATTTGCTGTAACCAAACACAACTACGTTAGAAGACAGCAGGTCTTATCCCAAAAGCTAGTAGATGATGGTAAAATAGACAAAGCTCTTGGGTTTGAAACTTTAATTGGTAAAGCTACAGGACAGTTTAGTGAAACAAACTACAATGTAAATATCAATGCAACAGATATCAAAGAACGTGAAGCAGAAATAAAAAGACTCAGAGAATTAAACGAAAAAAGAATTACAGATACAAAGTTGATTAAAGAGTAACCTTTTCCATCTTAACAATACAACCAATTGGAAATACGTTACGATCTGAAAACAATTCATCATCTTTTTCATAAGATGCAAATGTCCAAATATATTTTTTATTCTTATCAAACAGATAAGCATGAGTTATCATAGTTGCAGGTAATAAACCTAACGAGTCATGTGCTGTAGCATGCCCTGAATCTCCCGTCGGATCAATCCATGTTATCTCGTAGAAGTAGTATCGCTTCTTCTTAATTACAACAGATTTGTATTTGGATTTCTTAGGACGTCTCATCAGAATCTGTATACCCCTTTTTGTATAAGTAATAAATAAATATAAAAAATCATACGC